GAACTCCCGTATGAGGAGCTCGTATTTTTCCTGAAATAATCAGTGATTGAATCTCTTGACGGCCTAAGTTCATAGCCGTATCGCTTCCTGACGTTCCACTTGTCGGCTGAATTGTCGCTACAGGAATGCCACCACCTCGTACTGGAGAGGTATCACCTGAAATAACATCGTTTAGATCGCGCTTAGTCCACGTTGTATCACGATAGTTCCAAATCAAGGCTTCATCGCATTCACCTGCTACTGAGTCAATAGTAGGATAGCAAATCCAAATCTCATCGTGAGCCACATTTAGCACAGTAAACAAAGAAGCTTCATGCAAAGGGCTTAGCTGGTCAAAGAAGTATTGACGTACCTTTGAGTCAGCAACTGATTGAATATTTGCTGGGTGGCCTGGAAAAAGGTAAATGTCGTTGTTACCGATAACAAAGTGCTTACCATCATATTCAATAACAGCGTCTGTAGATAAGGCTCCATAACTATCTGTAACTGGATTAAAGGAAACAGGAGAGTCAGCATTACCCGTCAGTCTCATAACGTGAATACTGTTGGTCGTATAGATATACATGGCACCTTGCAAAGAAACAAGATCTTGAACCACGTTAGTATCAGATAGGATAAACTCTTCAGCTGTGCTTACGCCACCAGCAAACGGATTCCAGTTATGAGGCAGAGCTCCTGGAAAAGCCAAGTCCGAGGTACGTACAACACCTGCCAGTTTACGAACAATGTTGCCGTTGCTTTGGTTTACCTCTGTCAAATCGCCTGCTACAAGCAATTGTCCGAAAGATCGAATAATATTACAACGAACTTCTACAGGCTGTAACGACTCTAGCAAAATTTTCATAGAGTTTCCGTCTGCAATAGACTGAGAATTAAACGTAACGGTGTGAGTGTTCGTGCTTGTGTTAAGGGCCAAAGTTACATTATTAGTAGTACCTACGGCTGTAAAAGTTTGAGTTGAGTTATTATGAGTTACTTTCAACCGATATTCTGAAAAGTCTATTTTAACGCCAAGATCAAAAGAATATCCAAACTCAGTGCGCCATGTCATATCGTACAGCGCACTTTCAATATTATAAGAGTCCCAACCTGGTAACTCAAAAAGGTTACCAAGCTGGGTTACATCAACAGTTGTAGTCTCATCTTTAAGAGCATGAGGCTTTTGAATACCGTTGTTAATAATAAACGTAAAGCCACCTGAGAAAAGTGTATGTTGCCACTTGCCATTAGTCGCGAAACCAGAATAGCCATCAGAGTTCGTTAGTCCTGTTGGAGTAATATCTTCTCTGTTTCCAGACTGGTCTTGAACGTAGACTCTGTGAGCGATAGGAACTCCTTGCGAATTAAGGATTTCCATGACATAGATGTAATAGCCGTACAGGTCTCCAAGATTTGGGTTAGGCCAATAAGCAATATACTTGGAAGCGCCAAGAGTATTACCTGTGCCTGAATAAATCGTATCCAAGTTTGTATCTGCTGCAATATTATTTAGAAGAACTTCACCTTCCATCTTATTTACTGCACCATTACCAAACCGTACATTTTTGCCGTCGCTAAAAGCGTTTTGCGCGATGCTGGAAGGAGCTGTGTCAATTACTAGCCCGTGCTGAGACAGATTAGTAATTGGTGGCGTATTCATTTCAGCCATTATATTCTCTCCATTTATCTATAGGACATGACGCAGAAGCCAGTCTTGTTTTAAGTGACATAATACATTTACATTGAGAGCAAAAATCTAGAGAAGACTTATAGTACTCACATTGATTGCATATGCTCTTCCTCTCCTCTCGAATATTCGGTGGTGGGCCAACTATCTCTATCCGCATTCTTTTTGGCCAGTGAGCGGGTCGATGAAGCAAGCTTCAACCTTTCCCTCTTCTTCAACCACTTCCGTAGTCTCGCTAGGTACCTCCGCTTCTTCTTCCACGGTTTGGAGGACCCCGAACCTTTTACCACTAAGTCGGAACGTTGTGCATCCCTTCGCCCCGCCTTTCCAGGCATCAACATAGACCTGTTTGAACTCATCATATGAAACGTCGTCTCCTACGTTACAAGTTTTAGAGCAAGCAGAATCAATATAGTTTTGAGCTAGTAGCAAAACTGCTAAATGATCCTGCACTGAAATATCATTAGCTGTTTTACCTTCTACACCATGAGCATAAGCATAATCCTCCACTCGTTCAACCTTTGGGCCCTCAAAAGTTTGAATAGTACGATCATAGTAGTGACTAAATACTGGCTCTATTCCACCACTAATATTATCAGCAACAAGACTAATAGTACCAGTAGGAGCGATAGACGTAAGATGCGAGTTGCGAATACCGTTTTCGCGAATTTCTTTTTTGACAGAAGCAGGTAGCCCACGAATAAAGTTTGACTTCAAGTATTCTTCACGGTACAAAGGGAATGGTCCCTTCTCTTTTGCGAGTCTAGCTGATGCTCTGTAGCAATTGTCACGCAAGCACGCGAATACCTTTTCTGCCCACATGAGAAACTCGTTTGAGGCATACGGCATACCGAGCATTTCTCCGGCATTAGCCAAACCAGTGAGGCCAAGTCCCATACGGCGCTTGTTCTTTGCTTCGTCAGACTGCTGTTTGAGTGGATAGATAGTTCTATCAATGACATTGTCCATGGCCCTCACGACTTCCTGAATGTCCCGCTTGAATTGATTAAACTCAAACTCTTGGTCATCCATGTTTACGTACTTAGTTAGATTAAATGAACCAAGCAGGCAAGCGCCATAAGCAGGCAAAGGCTGCTCACCACAGGGGTTTGTTGCGCTGATGTCTTCGCAATAAAATAGGTTATTGTATTCCGCAATGCGGTCAATGAACAGCACGCCAGGTTCTGCCCAATCCCAAGTCGAAGACATGATTTCGTCCCACAATGCTTTCGCATCGATGGTCTGGTATTCGACTCCATCAAAGCGCAGTGTAAAAGAACTATCCCCATCATTGAGAACCGCCTCCATAAATTCGTCAGTGATACCTACACTAACATTAAAACCAGTAAGCTTATCAGAATTACGTTTAGCAGCAACGAACTCCTCAATGTCAGGATGGTCAACCCTAAGAACGCCCATCTGTGCACCTCGCCGATGTCCCGAACTCGCGATGGTTTGGCATACAGCATCAAAAATGCCCATAAAACTAACCGGGCCCGACGACTGGCTATCAAGTGATTTAATCCTGTCACCACGGGGACGGATCTTAGAGAAGTCATAACCAATACCACCTCCTCTACGCATTGTTTCAGCTGCTTCACTGGCCTTCTCCATGATACTATTCATACTATCTTCAATATCACCACTTACAAAGCAGTTGTAGGCGGTAGTAATTCTGTTTGATCCAACGGCTGCCTGAACTCGTCCTGCTGGAAGAAACCGCATATTTCCTAGAATATCTTCTAGATTATAACGATGTTCTTGACCATCACATAGAGCCCTTGCAATACGTTTAATCTTTTCATCAAAGCTCTCGTTTTCTTGACGATACTTCATCATGTCGATCTCTTGCGACAAAGAACTTTGAGGTCCGAGATATTCTGTGTTATGCATTTTCTTTCCTCTTTACATAGTTTTCGGGTCTGTAATAGGAGACACGATACTACGCAAGAGCGTGCATTCTATTTACCAATCTTTCTGCCCTGTTAGGAACCTGTTTGTACCAACGGCTATCTACCATCTCATATCCGGCAGCGTTCCAGTCTCTGGCATCTACGGCTTCCTTCATTTTCTTGAACTTGCTTAGACGTGGCCTACCCATGTTAAACATCATATTCGCTATGACCCTCTGGGCTTCTTCAGGTAGCTCTTCGAAGTCAGGATATAGTATCATGCAATCGTTAAGAACCAGCTCAACGTCGTTGTAGAAGCAAGTATTTACTCGGCTCTCTGAGATTGGCGTTCCGACAGGTTGTCCATATTCAGGATCAGCCTCAGTAACAAGATGACCAATACCAAAAGTAGGCAGACCAAGATGATCGAGATAAATTTCATATTTTACACCTTCGTCTGCAATGATTTCTTCTTTAAACGCATCTATATTCATTTAGTAAGACCTTTGACTTTCTCAAATGTACGAAGTCCACCGAGACCAAGCATACCCATTAGCACCGTCATAAGCGTATCCATTTCAAATTTAGGCAAGCTAGGAATATCTACTCCAAACCAGCTTACAAAGAACATGGTAATTGGAAGACCAACGAAATGCCAAAATAGAGCAACACCGCAAGTCCAACCAATAAATGGGCGCCAACCAGCCACGAATATATTTCGATGCGACGCTTCAGCTTTGTTAACTTCAAGTTGACCTTTTGCAAGTTCATGAGCGTGATTCTCCGCCATTGTAGCAAGGTCGTGGGCTAGCTTAGCCTTCTGATCCTTATCTTCTATAAACTTATCCAGCAAAGATGTTACTGGCCCGATAAGTGCTTGTATCATTAAGTCCTCCTATTGTACTCTAATCCAAGCCATACAAAGAATATGACAAGAGCACCAAATAAAGTAATCAGTATACTTATAAGAATGATTTCCCCTATTTGAGCTATTTTCTTTTTACGATTTTGTTTTTCCTCAAGACGTCTAACTCTGGCCTGCGCTTGAAACCTTTGCCAATCTGCCCAAAGACCTGGCCTTCCAGCATAAATC